AAAGGGGGGGTGGTAGGACCCGAAGGGTCTACCCCCTCGCACATCGACATCAACTTTTCAGCTTGACCTATTAACCAATCCCTATTAAAATGTCCTCAGACGAGTCCTGGGAGGGTGAATGAATCTTCGGAAGTTAGGAAATGACCAGGCGACTGAGCGCATCGAGGTTCTTCTTTTAACGAGTCTTGTGCAAGAGGCTCAAGAGTTAGCGACCACCCTTGGTGTGACCCGCTCTGACGTGCTTAGAGGCGCTATCAGGGCGGGCTTACATCGCCTGCGGGGTAGTACGCCGGAGAATATCAGCGGTGGCCGCCCTCCAATAGAGGATGAGTGCAACGATTTCCGTCAATGGCTGATGGTTTACTACGGATACAGCCCTCGAAGCGCGACAGTAGTGGCCAGTATGGTGCGTGGCGCTAAGAAACGTGATGCGTTCGACCACGATTGGTGCGAGGATCACCCTACAGCGAGCACCAGGGCCAACCGCCGGTCTGTTTTTCGCAAGTGGGAGGAGTTTTGTGACGCACAGTGAGCCCTTTTTCGCTGTTTGCGGCCAGTGTGCGGGTTCATTAGGGTCAATAGACCGTCGAGCGACGGTTTTGGACCCTCTTTTGCACGTCTTGCTCCACGCGGAGGGTGACATTTACGAGGTTTCGTTAAAAAAGCGAGACCGTTTTCAGCTAATGCTTGCCGCCGAGGTGGTTCGGGGTGCTCCATATTGGTGGTTGAACCGTTCTCGTAGGAGTCCCGACCCCGATTTAGTGGATTGGATAACGAAGACACCTGCTGTTTTGGCGTGGGTAGAGAGTCCTCGCTCATTTCGGGCTCCATTGTGGTGGCCTGCTCAAATCGAAAAAAGTTTCGGGGGAGACCCCCCGACCCCACATGAGTTAGCCAACGCTTTGCCTTGCGGTAAGGACGAAGTCTTCTGGCAAGGTCATGATGTTGCGATTTTGGTGTCGTATTGCTGTGGGATGGGTCTCGTTGACTTGCATGAGGTGCTGGGGATCTCCGAAGGCGCGATTGTGAACGCCATGTTGCGTGGTGTTGGGAAACTGAGGAGACATTCTCCCTTTGTTCTCTGGTGTTTGAACCTGAACTTTGATATAATGCCCGTTTGTGCAGGGCTAGGTCGAAGCCTGCAGGAGAAACTGCGCATACATCAGACTGCGGCAAAGAATCCGTTGCTTGGAACGCCGCAAATGTTCGATGATGTGGTGCGTTCTCCGGTATTTAAGCATGGGGCTGCGGCAGGGCTGCTTCCGAGAAGACTTGGGAGTCGTCCTATAAACCGCTATGTTATGATTGGTGAACCGAGGGGCTGATATGGGAAAAAACAAGTTCGGATCCGATGGCTATGCTGAGTGGCTGGACCTAGTTCCGGTAGAAGAGCGCGAAACACTGGCAGCGGTGCTGACTGAAAACCCTGTTAAGAGCTACGATGACCTGGTGTCGTTCTCGCAGACCGTTATGGTGCATATTCTGTGCGGGAACATCGCGCCCTGTGTAGCCGACGCCGCAAGCCGATGGGCAGAGCTTATGCTGACTGCTCTTGCTGCGAAGCACACAGCTAGTGGAACTCCTGGCGAAGCGTACTCCGATCTGATTTCTGCTCTGGTGGCCGTGAAGGACGAAGCGCCCGCGATTGAGGCTGTGTACACGGCTGAAGTTGTAGACGAGTCCGTTAAAGCTGTCGGATGAAGTCTTGCAGCCTCACCGAAAAAGCACGGGCCGCGCTGCGAGACCCATCTTTAATGCTGCGTGCCTACGGAGAAATCCAAGACCAGGCGACAGGCAAGGCGCTCAAGTACGACCCGGAGAGAATCACTGAGCAGCTACAGAATACGCTTCTGTCATACTACGCAACCCCACCAAGGACCGAGTCAGGCCAAACGAAATGGCTCATATTGCTAGGCTACCGGCAGGGAGGGAAGTCATTAACGGCTGAACTATGCGCTTATGCAAAGACAGCCTACACTCCAGGCTGGGACCATGTCTGTATCGCAGACACGCGAGACCGGGCTGAGTACCTGCACAGGCGCGTTCACTTTACGCATGCCAGATGGCCTGCCGCTCTTCGTTCGGAGACCATGGTGAGCCGAGAGGTTCGTCAGCTTACCTTCGACACCAAGATTGGTGGCCGCATGCGCGTCATGAGCGGTGAGAGTGGGGCCGTTGGTATCGGCCAGTCTCCTGATTCTTTCCATGGCTCTGAACTTCCCTTCTGGAAAAACCCTGAGCACCAGTATTCCTTGATTTATCCGTCCATGATTAACCGAGACCACTCTCTGATGGTCCTTGAATCGACCCCATGGGTGAGCGGGGACTGGTGGCACGACCAGTGCCGGGACGCCAAGCGAGGCGCAGGCCGATGGCTCTACGCCTTCTTTCCTTTCTGGGACGGTAAGCTCAATCAACGACCGTGGCCCAAGGGGGCTGCGCTGGAGAACGACGAGATCCGCATGCTAGAGAAGCACGCCCCGGAAGGATTGAGAAAAGAGCACCTGGCTTTCCGCAGATTGATGCTTGAAACCGATGCGCAGATCAGGCGAAACCCGGATTTGTTCCGAGTCTTTTACCCGATGGACGATTCCACTTGCTGGTTGTCCACAATGTCTTCGGTCATCCATGCGTCGCTGTTGGAAAAACACAGCAAGCGTAAGATGGCTAAGTGGGCTCCTCCGTACATGGAGTTTGAGAAGCCTGAGAGCGGAGCAACCTATGTGATTGGCGTTGACCCCGCTGGCCATGCAGCCCGAGACCATGCCTCGTTCCAGGTGTTCAAGCTTTACGAAGAGGAATGGACACAGGTAGCCTGCTATGCTGACCACACTGAACCAGTTTTGTTTACCCGCAGGCTTCTGGTTGCAGCCGAGCGTTACAACAAGGCGCTGGTGGTCATCGAGAGCAACGGAGTTGGGGCTGCTACCATCGCGCTATGCGAGCAGGCTGGCTACACTCACCTGTATTACGAGAAGCCCTACCGACCAGGGCTGACTTCCACTTCCAAAAAGCTTGAGCAGATGTTAGGCTGGCTGCAAGATGCTCTGGTGGATGAACTTGTCATCAACGACGCAGACACTTATGAACAGCTATGCAGCTATAAGCACGACAAGAGAACGGAGTGCAGCGTGATCACCGAGATGCTATCCGGGGCCATCGGTCATAAGCGCAGGTCGCGCCACCACTGGGATAAAATATCCGCTTTAATGATGGCTATTGTAGGGGCTCGCAGTCTGCCGGTTAAGCGCAAGAGAGTGGAGGCCACTCCTGCCAATGTTGTGTTATTTAAGGATATGACCTGGGACCAAGTCCAAGCTCATCGCAAGAAAATCGACTCACACTCACCTGGCCAGCGTAAGCGAATACGCTATAGAAGCATCCGTAGGAGGAAATGATGGCAACCACAAAAGGCGAAGAAATCACTGAGGGGAAAACCAAGGGCGAAGAGGCCTATGAGGGACCAAGCAAGGGCGAGGATACCAAGGAAGGCACCAAGGCCTATAGTTCGTATCGCACTGCCCCTTTTGACCCCAACAAAGAAGGGCTGCTTGAATACTTCGGTCGTTCAGCAGGGCCAATGGAAAGATTTATTCGCAAGGTATACGAAAAAGCGCCTGAGCTTATTGAAGAAAGCAAAGAGGCTCTTAAGCCTTATGTTGACTTTTTCAAAGAGCGGACGGGCTCAGGAGAACTGGACTTCTTTGAAGGCGAAGAGGGTGAGGACGAGACCGTACTGGCTCCCCCCGAGGGCCTAGATGTGGTGACAACAATCGATAGCCGGGTGCTGGCGGATCCGCCGCCCCCTATCGAGTTTGATATCTTTGACGTTGAAGGCGGCGGCATGCGTAAAAAAAGAGAAGACGTAGCTAGAAGGCTTTTCAAGGATAAAGACAAGCACCGGGGCGAAAAGGCAGGCGACAAGTCCAAGACCCACAAAGGCGATGATGACTACACTGGTAAGAAAGAGAAGAAAGGCCAGGACCTGCGAGAGGGCGCTGAGAAAGACGGAGGCCAGGGGACTCTCGCGAAGACTCCAGGCCATGGTCGAGTAGACAACTAAGGACTAAAAATGCCTTTCACGCATGAGCAGATTCAAGGGATCATTACGACCCATAAGAAGAAGTCCGAGCGCGAGCGCCGCGAATGGGACCAATACAGGGCTTGGTACACTTCCGAATACTGGTCTAACCAGCAGGACGAAGAGTATGCAGCCGCCACGGGGTCGATGGGGGGCGAGGGTAGCCTGAGCTTTGAGTCGAACTATCCCTATGCTTACATCGACACCATGATTGCTAACGTGTGCCCAACGAATCCCCAGCTAACCGTGAACGCAAGGAAGGATGGCCTGGATGACGCCGCTCGTTTTCGTGAAGCTCTTATCAATCACGCGCTGGACAAGCAGGACTTCCACAAAAGGCTGTGGGAACTTGCTACCCTGTCGTCTTTGTGCGGGCGAGGCTTTGTTAAGACCATCTGGAACTTCAAGAGAGAGACTCCAGAGATTTATGTTACCGACCCTCGCTACATCTTCTTTGATATGGGAGCCTCCAAGTGGGACGACATCCGCTACCTGATCGAAGTGACTGTCCTAACTAAGGCGGACTTCGAGTCTCGTGTGAAAAAGAAAGGAAAGAAGGGCGGCTTTTACGACAGCCATGTAGCTAAATCTGCGGACTATGGTACTTATCCAAACTGGCTGCGGGACTCTACGAAAGATCGCTCGATGCTCAATGACGCAAGCCGAGAAGTGTTTGAATGGGTGACGGTCTTTGAGTTCTACGATTTCTCAGGGGCGGGCAGGTACTACCATATCCTCGACGGTATGGACGACCCTCTCTTCGAGGGTGATCTTCCGTTCAGGTTTGTTCGCAATCCGTTCTCAATGCTTACCTTCAACGACAATATGACAAACCTGGGTGGTCTCTCAGACGTTAAGCTAATCGCCCCGCTTCAACGCAGGCTTAATGAGCTAGACACTATCGAGCTTTGGCATGCCCAGTCGTCCATTCCGGTCATGCTTCTTCAGTCCGGCCTGGTAGACAACCCAGAGATCATTAAATCAGCCCTGGTTAACAACACAGGACCAGGGGCTCTTATCGACATGCAGGGCAAGGCAAATGCCCCTATACGCGACATTGTCGGGATGACCCCGATGCCTTCTTTGTCTCCGTCCTTTGGGGCCATTCGTGATAAGGCCTCTCAGATGATTGAGTTCGTGCTGGGTATTCCGCAGTACAGTCGGGGAGTTGTAGGCGTGACTGATGTCGCTACTGAGGTTGCTCTAGCTGACTCCGCCACAAGGACGCGCAACGGTCGAAGGATCAAGGAAGTCCATGACATCGTCAGTGCTGTAGGCGCAGCCATCATTGGCCTGTACGAAGAGTTCCTGCCTGACGACAGCGTTGTTCCTCTAAGGGTAGGCGGAGAGGCTATGAAGATCCGCCGGGACTCTATCCAGGCGCGAGGAAAGACAGGAGTAGACAACGAGCCTG